GTATCTACATTTAAGAAATACGATTGAATGCAGGCAGCGTACATAGATTTTGCAGCACCTCTAGCTACAATAAGAAATTGCTTATTGATCAGTCTTTTCTTGATAGTCTTCTGTACATAATGACCCTCTTCCGGATCGTAAATACTTCGCTCGACATAGTAATACCAACCGAATATCTCTTCAGCCCATAACTTGAACGAATCTAGTAGATGTAGATCTTCACCGTCTGTAAGAGTTAACTCGTTCTCACAATAATGAATAAAACCCTCAACAGCTTGGTCATCATACCAAACTCCGGGGTTCGCAATTAAGTCATCTATACGATGCATTTCAAGATTTACTTCTTCATTAACTGGTATCTCGCCTCTGATCACGGCGTCTCTGAATTTACCATAGTAGCGCGGAACTGCTGTATTACTTAACGCCATGATGATTCACCTACTTTTATAACGTTCATTTGTATATTTCCACAATTTATCAATCTTAATGGTTCATTTTATATAAACTTGCAACTGCAACAGTGCCATAGGCTGCTAGTATAGCTCCTGTATTCCGAATGGCATCCTTATTAGCGCGAGACTTTGCCTGCTCTACAGTCATTCCATTATCGACTACATATTTGGCTGCTTTCTTTCTGGTTGCATTATTGTAAGTAAGTTTTTCGCCCAATGATGCACTCTTATTTAAGCTTTTATACGTGTTTTTGATTTTTTGCTTACGTTCTAATTTCGCTTTTTTATAATCTTCTTTTGCGGAATTGAGTTTGTTTGCGTCTACCTGAGTTTTCGCCCATCTGGCATCATTAGCTTTACGACGCTCTTTGCTAAAACTATAGGCTTCTGCACGATGTTTATAAGCATCATTGAAAGATTTATTATATGCTTTCTTTGCATTTTTATAAGTAGTTTTAGCGGAATCAACTTGGTTTCGAAGACTAGAAGTCGGTAATGATTTTCTATGACCCCACTTCATACCTTTGACGCCGAAGTGGTAGAGTTCGTCTGGGTTTGCTCGTGTTATGATGTAGTTCATTTTTGTTTCCTCCTCTCACCCCCTACTTAAATTTGGGGGGGTAACTTAGTAAACATAACCCATAAAGTTCTTCACTTTCTTAGCAGTGTTCATAAGATTACTGATATTCTGAGTACTAAATCGAACAGAATTGCCGTTCAGCGTCACTTGATGATTGCTGAGATATTTATTAACTGCATATGTTCCTCCTGCTATAGCAGCACTTGTCGCTGCTGTTTTCACAGTCATAGTCATGGCACGTTTAAGCGCCGCTTTCTTCTTGGAACGTTTCGCTGCTACTTCTGGAGCACGTCTTGCGTTGGCTCTTTCAATGTCATGTTTACTCATTAACTTGTTGTACTGTTTTTGAAGTTGTTTATTTGTCGGATCAATATCCAACTGTTTCTTTATTTTCTTTGCATCACTAAGGTATTTACGAGAAAGATCCGATCCAACTTCTTTCTTAATCTGACCTTTACGATATGTCGTATTACCTTTGAGAGCTTTCTTATAAGCTTTTGTATCCTGTTTATACTGAGTCTTTAGAGTCTTATCTGACTTATTACTCTCGTAAGCTCGCTTCGATACATTTGCTTTCTTCCCGAGTTCCACGGCATTGGCTTTCTTCTTAGTGTTTTCGCCCCAGTTCTTAAAACCAGCATCAACCTTTTCGTTTCTTCTACGAGCAATTGCTGATCTGATACCTGTTGAACTGTAGCTAGATTTACGCTTTCCCCACTTCATCCCTTTGACTCCGAAGTGGTAGAGTTCGTCTGGATTATCGCATCTTGTTATTATGTATTTCATTTTTTGTTTTACCTACTTTACTTATTGTTTTGTGTTATCTCATGTGATACACTATTCTCATATACGGGGAGGATAATAATCATGGATAACGAAATAACTAATGTCGAGTTTGACTCATTACAAAACGTGACTGATTTCAAAGTAATGCCTTTTGATATTTCCACTATGATACCGACACAATATACTGAATTGGAGTTGTCCAAATCACAAAAATCTCAGTTAGGATTACTGCAATCGCAATTTCCTAATATATTGTCAAACGGTGCTGCTCTGAATTCATACATTGTGGAGTTTCCAGAAGGACTGCCGCATACCATGATGCAGTTAAAGCAAGGTGGTGTCAGTAGCACGCTCATGGGTGCCAATGGTAAAATAGCCGGAACAGCTTCACTATACAGCACACAAGCATTGGGCATAGCCTGTATTGGATTTGCTGTTATGTCGTTTGCTACAGGTCAGTATTATCTTGAAAATATTCATAGTGATCTGAATCTTATTAATCAAAAGATAGACAAAATTTTAGGATTCTTGTATGGAGAAAAAAGTTCTGAATTATTAGCTGAAATAACTTTTGTTAATGATGCTTATAAAAATTATTCGTCCATAATGCAAAATGAACTTCAGAAATTAGCAACAATTACAAATCTTCAGGCGTCCAAGAAAATTGCTATGAAAGACATCGAATTTTACATTGATGACTTAACTAAGACCGTTAATATACCATCCAAAAATTATCAAGATTTTGAGAAGATTGTGTCTGATGCTTTGAAGATTAAAGACTGTCTGACATTAGCCAAGCAACTTTATACTTTATCTAATATACTCGAAGTCTATTATTCAGAGAATTTTGACACTAAATATGTTCAGTATATTAAAGAGTCTATTGATGGATACATAAGTAAATGCGACAATCGTATTCTTACTGAGTTCAGTCATCTGAATGGGCGTAACAGTGAATTTAAGTCAAGTCCTTTAAAGAAAATCGATACTTCATCATTAGAAGATTTATTATCTAAAGTTATTGATGAATACTCTTCTGTTAAAAAGTCTGAAGATCGCAGATGTGCTATAGAATCGTTAGAGTCAATGAGTACTCCAACAGAATATGTTATTACAAACGACAATCGTGTGTTCTTTAAGAAAACGTCGTAGTAATTATTGTAAGCCTGGGTATGATACACTCAGGCTTATCTTAAATAATCTTTAGTTTTAAGTTCTACATATGAACTACATTCTGAGATTGTTTTATTACCCATCTTTGTGACTAAACCTAATGTATTAGCCACTGTTTCTTTGGCAATTCTTTCAGCATTATATTTTTTATACATCTGATTTACTATTTTAGGATTTGTTTCAGATACTGATTGAAGTTTCACAGAATCTGTATCAAATACAATCATTGGTCTTTTTGCATGATAACTGGAATATTCTTTATCGTTGTAATCAAGCAAAGCATTATAACCTTTTTTCTTTAATTCCGAATAAAACTTATCCTGAGCTGCTACTTCCTGCGGATTGTGATTCGTCAATGAAAGATTTAAAGCTTTATAAACAGCTATTTTTTCATTTTTAGACATCTTCTCAGGGTCTTTTTGTAAAGCATTTTGAGCTTGTTTGAATAAAATCTGTTGCTGACCGCGCCTCATTTTGCTTTTAGAATCCTCGATAGACGCTACTACATTCTTTTTAAATTCCTTATCTTTAAGTAGGCTAGCCGTTATATGTCCTGCGTTCTCATCCGATGGGACTCGTAACTTCTTAGTTGATGAAATCTTTAACTGGTAGACTTTCATGTTATCACTAATAGATCTTAGTTCTTTTGCATTTGCTAAATCACTTTCACTTCCAGAAACCTTTGCTTGTTTTTCTGCTTGTTTAGCCGCAGCATTCGCACGACTTGTAAGGTTCTTACCAAATAAGCCCATGTATTTATCTGAATCTTGTTTTTTATATGTAGCATAAAAAGCAAAATTCTCAAACTCTTTACTTGTTTGTATTCTCGAGAATGTTGTGCCCTTCTTTAAATACGTGTCTACATATTGTTTTCCAGTTACATATGTTCTGGTGGTATTGGCAATATCTTTTACTTTCGCATTCATCAATGAAGTAGAACGTTTTAATACACTGTTCGATTTATTACTGTAATAACGTTTTGCGCCAGCCGGAGTGACACTACCGTCTGCAAATTGGTATCTGCGTACACCCCATTTCTGTGCTTTGATACCGTGGTGATATAATGTATCCATCATGATTATCCCTTCAGTTCTTTAATAGCTAACGCGATACCTAATGCAGAACTTGTTACAGCCAATACGTTTCCTGCGGTTTCAAGAGTACGGCTGGCATATTCTCTTCCTCGGGATTCGTTTTTAGGATTAAACATGTTATTATATTGCTGCTCTAATATGGCGCGATTAATCTGTTCTCTCATCTGTTGATCGGTCATGTTACTCAAATCCATTTTTTCAACCTTACGATTTCTTGTCGATGTATCCACACTTCTCTTTACATCATTTGTAAGATTTCTACTTGAATCAACAAGTCGTTTAGTTCTCTCGGTGTCTTCTTTGGCATACCGTTTAGCATCAAATTCAAGATCAGTACGTCCATTCTTTTTTGATACATTATAATATTTGCCAGTGCTTTCGTCGTATTTTGTAAAATTCTTTTCTCTAGCGTCCCTAGCATATCTGTTTTTACCTTTATTAGTTAAGCTACCATCAGAGTTTTGATATCGTCGTATCCCCCACTTCATGCCTTTAACTCCGAAGTGATATAATTCATCAGATGAGTTTTCACGCCTAATTACAATTGGCTCGTTCATTTTAATTACCTCCTTCCTATAATCATTTTGAAAGTTCTGATTCAAAATTCAGTCGCCACTCAAACTCTTGTATAGCCTGTTTAATACAGTCCATGTGGGATGAGCTTGACGGAGGATCGAACAGAAGTCGTACTTTCATACATATATAGGTTTTTACAGGCTCAAAATTTTCATATGTACTTGGAAGGAAGTCCGTCCACTGCTCAGTTCCAGTTGATAGTTGAAAAGTTTTGTCGGGTCCAACACCC